GCAACTGGTAAAGAATTATGAATGGCAAGAAGTCTAAACTAATAAGAAGAAAAGCAGAAGGTAAACTTATTGACTGGTTAAGAACTATGATACCAGAAGGAGAAGATGTTTCTAGAATTAACAAGAAAAATCTACATGAGTTTTTACCAGAACAGACACACATCTTTGCTAATAATAAATTTATGTTAAGTGCATATAGTTTAAGATGGTTTTACAAACAGGTAAAACGAAATCCTAATATAACTCTGGAAGAATTAAATGGCTAGAAGAGTTCCAAGAAAACCAAGACCAAAGAAAGTTAATGTTCCTAAAGGGTATGATAGTAAATGGGAATATGATATACATCAATCAGTTTTAAAAGATTGGGAACATCATAATCAAAACATAGATTATGTTATTGAACATAAATATGAGCCTGATTTTATTAAAGAAATTGATGGTAAGATAATACTACTAGAAGCAAAAGGAAGATTCTGGGATTACTCTGAATATAGTAAGTATATATGGATAAGAGAATCTTTTTCTGAGAAAGTAGAAAAATATGAGTTGGTGTTTTTATTTCAAAAACCTTATGCTCCAATGCCTCAAGCTAAGAAAAGAAAAGACGGAACAAAAAGAACTCATGCTGAATGGGCAGAAACAAATAATTTTAAATGGTTTAGTGAAGATACTCTACCAAAGGAATGGAAAGAATGAGAAAAAAAATAAATTATAAATTTAACGAAGGTAAAATATTAAATTTAGCAAAAGAATATATTGATAGTACTTATGCTCAACATTATTCTAATGGTAAGTATCAAGCTACTGATATGATTATAGATGCTGGACATGGTGAGGGTTTTGCTGTTGGTAACATTATGAAGTATGCTATGCGATATGGTAAGAAAGATAACAAACAAGCAGAACTATATAAGATAATACACTATGCTATTATTGCTTTATATTTAGAGGAGAAAAATGGTAGAAGATAAAGTAGGAACTAAAGATTATTTAGGTATAACTATTGACTATGACAAAGAAAAAAACTTTGACAAGTTTAGTTTAGACACATTAAAAGATAGATACTTCTGGGATGGAGAGACACATGCCCAAGAAGCATTCGCAAGAGCATCAGTATTTGGTGCAACATTTAAAGGAGAAACAGATTATGAAATGGCTCAAAGACTTTATAACTACAGTTCCGATTGTTGGTTCATGTTTAGCACTCCTATACTTAGCAACGGAGGCACTACTCGTGGGTTACCTATCAGTTGTTTCCTTAATTATGTTCCTGACAGTAGGACTGGGCTATCTGCTCACTATGACGAAAACATATGGTTGGCAAGTTCAGGTGGAGGCATTGGTGGATTTTGGGGAGATGTTAGGAGTAATGGTATACCTACTACTCATGGCAGTCGTTCTACTGGTTCAATTCCATTCATGCATGTTGTAGATTCGCAGATGTTAGCTTTCAATCAAGGCACTACAAGACGTGGTTCTTATGCTGCTTACATGGATGTTAGTCATCCAGAGATTGAAGAATTTATTAACATGAGAAAAGAATCTGGTGGTGACATAAACAGGAAGTGTTTAAACTTACACAATGGTATTAACATAACTAATGCATTCTTAGATGCTGTTAAGAATGATGAAGACTGGAGATTAATTGACCCTAAAACTAATGAAGCTGTTAATACTATAAATGCTAGAGCTTTATGGTTTCAAATTATAAATGCTAGGGCAGAAACTGGTGAACCTTACATGATTAATATTGATACTTGTAATGAACATTTACCAAAGACACAAAAAGATTTAGGGTTATCAATTAGACAAAGTAATTTATGTTCAGAGATAACACTTGCTACCAATGAAGAAAGAACAGCAGTATGTTGTTTATCATCTGTTAATTTAGAACACTTTGATAAGTGGTCAAAAGACTCACAGTTTATTGAAGATTTAATAACTATGCTTGACAATGTGATAGAACATTATATTGAGAATGCAGTAGACACATCACAATTAGGAGGCTATAGTGCAAATTTTAAACGGTTTACAAAATATATTAAAGAAGGTAAAGAAGGATACGCAAAGTCTGCTTACTCTGCTTATAGAGAAAGGTCAGTTGGTCTTGGAGCAATGGGTTTCCATGCTTATCTCCAGTCTCAAGACATTGCATTTGAAAGTATCTATGCTACTGGATTCAATCATAAAGCATTTAAACACATCAAATCCAAAGCTGTTCAAGCTACTGAAAGACTTGCTGATGTGCGTGGTGAATGCCCTGATTTACACAATACAAACCGTAGGAATGCTCATCTCCTTGCTATTGCTCCTAATGCTAGTAGTGGGATTATTTGTTCTGGTACTTCTCCCAGCATTGAGCCTTTTCGTGCTAATGTATATACCCACAAAACTTTATCAGGTTCTTACCAAGTCAGAAACAAATTTTTAGTTAAACTTTTAAAATCAAAAGGTTTAAAAGGTAAAGAGTTAGAACAAACTTTAAAAGATATATCAGGTAATGATGGGTCAGTTGAAGATTTATGTATGCTTACAGATGCAGAGAAAGAAGTATTTAAAACTGCTAATGAGATAAATCAGATATGGGTAGTCGAACATGCTTACAAAAGACAAGAGTTTATTTGTCAAGCACAATCAGTTAATCTATTTTTTACTTTACCAAAAGCAACAGAAGACCAAGATATACATGATGAGTATATGCAATATGTAAATGATGTGCATTGGTATGGTATGAATAAATTAAAATCGCTGTATTACTTTAGGTCTAATGCAGCAAGAAACGTAGAGAATGTTAACATTAAAGTTCCAAGGATTCGTTTAGATGAAGTGGACTGTATAGCCTGTGAGGGATAATGAAAAAATATATACACGTCAATCAACATAAAATTAGAGCTAATAAAAAGAATGGAACTAATGAACCTGTTATAACTATAAAGGAAGGTAGAACTAATACTTACTGTCACGAAGTAAAAGTATTAGGAGAATGTACAATTAAATATGGTGGTAGTGATAAACCTATTTTACCATGTGGTGCAAGAGTTGTTATTGAAACTATTGCTGATTATGAAATAATAAAACCAGATAATTATGTGGAGGCAGAATGCAAGATATAAAAGTACAAGTGCATTCTTTACCTGCTGTTGTAATGCTAGAAGCACAGCTACCAGATAGTATGATAAAAAGTTTAAATAAATATTTAGATAAATTATATAAAAGTAAAAAAAGAAAATCATTAGCTGGTACTTTGGTTGGTCAAATACATAGAGGTCAACAATTATTAATGGACCATAAAGACCCTGTACTAGAAGAATACTATAAATTTATTACAAACATGGCAGTTAATTATTTAGATGTTTATAATAATATAACAGGTACAAGACATACTGGTAAGATGATAGACATAGATGAGCTATGGTCTGTTCATAGTTATGAGGGAGACTATAATCCTATCCATGACCATGGAACTAAAACTCTTATGGGAATTAGTACAACTACATGGACTAAAGTTCCTGAACAAATAGGAAAGCAAGGAGAGAATCCTTTAGAAAGCTATGACTTGTATAATAGTTCAGGTGCATGTGATGGATTTCTTGCTTTTAATTATGGAAGAAATAGTTTAATGGATTCTGAAAGATTAAGACCATCACAATCAGTAGTAATGCAACCTAAAGTTGGGAGACAACTTATGTTTCCATCATGGTTACAGCATATGGTATATCCTTTTTTTGGTGAAGGAGAACGTAGAACTGTAGCTGCTAATCTAAATTGTTTTAATAAGGAGGAAGAATGATAAAACAAAAATTATATAATGCTTTACGCTTAAAGTATGAAGCAGAAAGGGCAGAAGCTGAAACTAATCTGTTAAATTATTTTAAAAATAGTGTTGGTGTTGCTGAACATCCTAACATTATTGAAACAATGGATATGGAAATAGATAAGTTAGCAACTGCAGAAGATAAACTTGCAACATTAAAGGGGAATTTCGATGAGTTTACTTGGGAATAGAGATTATTATAAACCGTTTGAATATCCATGGATGTTTGATTACTATGTATTACAGAATCAAATGCATTGGATGCCAGAGTCTGTGCCTTTACATACAGATGTAAAAGACTGGCAAGAACTTACAGACACAGAAAAGAATTTACTAACACAGATATTTAGATTGTTTACTCAATCGGATGTCGATGTGGCTAGTGGTTATATAGATAAGTATATGCCTATCTTTAAAAAACCGGAAGCAAGAATGATGATGTCTTCTTTTGCTAACATGGAATCAATCCATCAACATGCTTACAGTTTACTACTTGATACTGTTGGTATGCCTGAGATAGAATATAAAGCATTCGCTGACTACGAAGAAATGGCAGACAAGCATGACTATGTTGGAAACTTTAAACCTAGTAAAGCTAAAAAAGAAACCATAGCAAAAACTCTTGCTGTTTATTCTGCTTTTACTGAGGGACTACAACTCTTTAGTAGCTTTGCAATCCTGTTAAACTTTCCAAGGTTCGGTAAAATGAAAGGTATGGGACAAATAGTTACGTATTCTATTCGTGATGAGTCTATGCACGTTGAAGCTATGACTAAATTATTTAGAGAGTTTATTAAAGAAAACATGGATATATGGACAGATGATTTTAAGAAAGAACTATATGACATCTGTAGAGAGATGGTAACATTAGAAGATAAGTTTTTAGATTTAGTATTTGCAATGGGAGATATACAAGGACTAACTAAAAAAGATATGTATGCTTACAATAGATACATAGCTGATAGAAGATTACTACAACTTGGTTTAAAAACTAATTATGACCAAAGAGAAAATCCTTTAGGTTGGATTGATGAAGTAACTGGTGTCGAACATCAAAACTTTTTTGAAGGTCGTGCCACTACTTATATGAAAGCTGGACTTAGAGGTAGACAAGACAACATAACTTTTACAGGATTTGAAGAATGAAACAGAAAGAAGCAACTCTATTAGGCTATAAAGTTTTATACAGTAGAACTGGTAAGTTAATTACTGAAAGAGTTTCTACAGATATTAAAGAATTAAAACCTTATTTTAGTCCAGAAGAGTATGCAACATTACAAACTGTAGTGCGAGAAAGTACAAGAAAGCTAGATGAAATACATAATTACATTGAAGCTAACCTAAATGCACGAATTATGACAGATTAAAGAAAATTGACTCACCAGAATGCCCTGTATCGCAATATCTAACACTACCTAATGCGATAGGTATCATAAGTTAAACTTTGCAGTACAGAGCTTCTGTGTGCCTCTGAGAGGATTTAGCTATAATTAGCTAGATATACGTATCTTTTTAGGTTTTTCTTCTTCTGGAATGTTTTTTTCCAGTTCAATCACCAAGATACCATCAACAACTACTGCATCTTTTACTTCAACATACTCTGCTAAAGCAAATGTTTTAGTGAAGTCTTTTTCAGATATACCTTTATGGATATATTCTACTCCTTTCTTCTCATCTGTTTGTACAGCAGATACAGTAAGTGTTTTATCTTTAACCTCAACATCAATGTCTTCGACTTTAAATCCTGCCATTGCTATTTCGATTCGATATGCCTCACCTGATTTAACTATGTTATAAGGTGGGTAGTTTGTTTGAGGTATTGATGCTCTTTGAAGTGTATCAAAGATTTCATCAAACCCAACTGAGAACGGACTGAATTGTCCAAATGCTTTTAAATGTGTCATATTAACTCCTTAATAAAGCAAGTTATTGAGTGCCGACCATTCGCACACTCTTATTTATATTATAGAGTCTTATTCAGGTTTTGTCAAGTCTATTGTAGTATATATTTCTACTGGCTCTGCTATTCCTTTCATTGCTATTGGGTCTAGTTTAATTAAAGGTATGTCTGTTTGTTGTGCAGTATTCTTAGCAATAACTATATCCTCTCCTACTTCTTTACAACTACTCTCACATCTAGCTGCAAGGTTTACATCTGAACCTATAGCAGTATAATCAAACCTATCTTCACTTCCACAGTTCCCAAGCATAACTATCCCAGAATTAATTCCTATACCAATTTCAATACCTAAGTCTGCCTCTTGCATCTTTTCTTTTATTTCTATAGCTGTAAGAATTGCTCTGTCCTCATGCATGTCTAAGTCTATTGGTGCATTAAAGATAGCCATCATCGCATCACCTATATATTTATCAACCATACCACCATACTTCTTAACTGCATTAGCTTGTATGGTTAATGTCTTGTTCATTAACTCTGTTACTTCTTCTGGTTCTAATTGTTCTGATAAGTTTGTAAAGCCTCTGACATCAGTAAACAACATGGTACAATACTTTCTTTCACCGCCTAGTTTTAAAGATTCTGGATTGTCTTGTAATTGTTTTACTTGTCTTGGGTCAAGGTAATGACCAAACTGTTTCTTGATTTGTTGTCTAAGTTTATATTGTTCTCTGAATCTTAAATAGAATTGTTGTAATGACAAAAGTGTCATACATGTCATACTCCATGTGACATCAACTAAAAAGCCTCGTGATATTAAATAGTAACCGAGCCCACCCATCGACAGTATCAGCGTACCTGCCAATGATGCACCCATAGTAATACCAAAATGATTTATCACGAAGACGATTAATAATCCTGAAATGCATAATAAAATAAGTTCTATAAATAATCTATAATCTGGAATTTGAGGAGAGTCTATTAAAATACTTTCGGCTAAAGCTGCCTGTATCTTATGAGGTTCTAATAGTCCCTTTGGTGTAGCTAACTGTGGCATTACACCAGCAGCAGTCACGCCAACAAAAACAAATGTACCTTCGACATCCATTTCTTCCAATGTTGTTTGTTTTGTATCTACCCAACTAATCCACTTCCTACCTAAACTGTCTGTACTAATTGGTGGTAGACCTCTAGCTCTTATCATCTCTATACCATTTTCGTTGGTCTTTATCTGATAAGTATTAGCACCAGCTAAAGTCTTTAATACTTCTGTACCAAAAGCAGCAACCCAACCATCAGGTGTTTGCTGTAGTAGTGGTAATCTTCTTACAAGGTTATCAACATCTACTGGAGCAGACACAGCACCTTGCGTAGCTGAATTACTTAAAGGTCTTATATTCTGTAAGAATCCTTTTGCTTTTGGTAAGTCTACATCTGGTCCAAGAATAACAGTACCATGAGTTTCTGGGTACATACCATTGTCAAACTCTGGCATAGCTAATACACTTGGAGCATAGCTTAATACATCAGAGAATATTTTATCACCACCAAACCTGTCATCCTGTGGAAATAATATTACCCAACCAACACCTAATGCACCTTCGTTAAGTAAATCAATATGAATACTTGCTAAGTCTTGACGAGGAAAAGGATAGCCACCTTTAAGTTGTACATCTTCTTCTGTAATATTTAATATAGTAAAATGACCTGAAGGTTCTGGTGTTTGTACTAAAGCATCAAAGGTTTTTAGTCTTAGTATTTCTAACGGTGCAAAATTAAACAACAAAGGTAATGTTAATAACCCTAGTAATAAACTTGCGTACTTTATATTAGTCATTTTGTTTTATTGTTATAGTCGATGAGCTACCACCGTTTACTATAATTTGTGTGCTCTTACCGTTTTGTACTAAGATAACCGTATAAGCATTATTTTTATCTAAATCTACTCTTACTGTATTTTCTAATGCTCTAATAAAAGTTATAGTATTATCTGTAGTAAAAGTATTTATTTGTGTATCAGGGTCAAACCCTAATATTGTACCTTTTAAATCTAAACTAGCTTGAAGTAAAGTTTCAGTTTGGTCAAGCTCATTAACATCTTGTATAATGTCAAGCAAGTCCTCTAAAAAATTCACGTCAAGGTAATTTATATCTAGCTCTGTAAATTCTAAATCATCACTAGCTAAATAGTCTATATCCAAGTCCTCAAACTCAAGATAGTCAACATCAAGTAAGTTATTACTACCACTTGACACACTTTTCTCAGTAACATTTATATTCTCCTTTGGCGGATTGACAATCAACATGTTGTCTATTAGTTCAAGTGTTATATCTAATATTACAGGTTTAGTAGGTTCAGTTTCAAACATAGAAACTGTAGTAGCTTGATAAGGTTGATTAAGTATAACCTCACCTACAGCAGTAGCAACAACTATCTCACCACTAGGAGTACCATCATCTTTTGGTAATAGTATAATTAAACTTTCACCCAGTTCATTGACTGTGATTGTAAAATCTGTACCACGAATTGATACGTTAGCACTTGGAGTACTAATAGCAATGTTTTCTTTATTAATAGTATTTAATTTACCAGTAATAAATCTTGCTGTCCCACTTGCAAACTGCAAAGCCATCTTTGACTTTGATGGGTCAGGGTCGTAGATAAACTCATCAATGAGTAACTGTGAGTGCTCTGTTAATCTAACCTTAGTATCATTAAGAAATGTTATACCAATCCTACCATTAGTAGTCTCAACATTATCATAACTTTCAATACCAAAAGACAAGGCAGCATCATAAGGTTTATCCCTTACAATCCTGCCTGTTCCTTTAAATTCTGTTACGCTTCCAATATTAGCATCCGACTGCTGTGCCACCATCGTCTTGGATAACACAAACAGTACCAGAATCGCCATTTGAAATAATCTTGAGCCAATCACTTGCTAAAGTACTCTGTTGTTGTATATTAAAGGTTCTTAAACTACCTGTTTGGTCTAAATAAAAATAACCATTAGCATAGCCATCACCATCATAAGTTACAGTATTACTATCTCCATCTATATCTACAAAGGAAGTAGCACCATCAACATCTATATCAAATGTTAAAGTATTGCTACTACCATTGATAATCCAATCTAAATCTGTATTACTTGCTATAGCATTTGTAGCTAAATCCAAGTTAAATGTGTTACTGTCACCAGTAGCTTGAACATTTAGATTAGAACCATCAGCACCGTAAGTATTAGTAGGGTCAACTTGAATAGTAAATGCATTTGAATTACCATCAAAATTAAAATAACCAACAATATTATCTCCTAGTATATCACCAAGAAATGTATTACTGTCACCTATTTGATTTAATATTAAATCCAAAGTATTACCATCCAAATCTAATGGAGTTAGACTTCCAGCAGTAGAGTCAAGCCCACCTATAATGTTGCCTGAACCAAGTTGCTCTAAATCTATATTAGCAGTATCACCTGATTGGTCTATATATATTTCGTTGTCAGCCCCGTACAATGATACATTCAACATCATTGCAAGGGTCAATAATTTTAATATTTTCATATTCCCAATACCCTCTTTCTATTCCTATTTCTATTAAATTAAAAACTGCTGTCTCTACTGCCTTTTGCAAAGCAATAGAGCCAACCTCGTTCTCAGCGATGCCTCCTTCTATTTCTACTAGTTCAGTACCAGCTTCAATAAATCGGAAGACATCTTGAGATACACTTGTTGATAAAACATTTTTAGATACCGTAGTCTCTAATAATATTTCACCAGTTGACACAGAAACTAATCGTAATGATATAGTTACTACGTCTTCTCGGTATTGTTTCGTGTTACCTATTCCTAAGTAACGTGCCCCAATACCACCAGATTGAATGTTTGTATCATAACTTATAACTCCACCTTGTACTATAAGACCAGCAAATAGTAAGGGTTGTAGTTTTAAGTCTTCCTCAAAGTTCTCTCTGGTTGACCGGATTAGTTGTCGTTCTTTGGTAAGATTATCTAACCCTACCCTTTCAACAACTCTAAAAAATTCACCATTAGCAGCATGTTTTAAAGCTCTAATAAGCAATGCTTCTGGAGCTTGAGTAACTGCTGTACTAAATAAAGCAAAGCTACTATTACTTTTTCTTTGCCCTGTTAAGTCTTGAAAACTGTTAGCATATACTGCTATAATTGGTTTAATTTTTGCAGGAGGTAAATCAGCTAACTCTTGAGATTGTAAATCTAATACGTTAGCAGGTTCTATATTTTGTGTTAAAACTAAATCTGTATTCTTACTTAATACTGCACAACCACTAAAAGCTAAAATCGCCAATAGGCAACTCAATAATTGTTTCATTCCCATCTGCATCGACAATCCTTAATGTTATAATTCCATCTTCAATACTATACTCAATAGTATTACCTTCTAATTCTAATATGCCACTTGTACTTGGAGTCTCACCAAATAAATTTTCTACTAGCTGTCTTGATAGTTGTGCATATATTCTAGACTCTAAGTTTCTTATAAACCTTGCTAGTGTAGTATTCTCTTTATCTCTTTCTATTTGTTCTTGAATAGCTTTTAGTTCTTCTTTAATAGTCATCTTTCTTGAAAACTCTTGATTCTCTATGGTAAGATAATGTGCAGAAGTACCTATCCCACTAAAACTAGGGTTCTTAAATTGATGTACCATCTCATCAGCTTTTATATCTGTTACTGCAAATAATGCTAATAAAAATATACTTACTAATGTTGCCATCTCAATCTTTTCTTTGGTCATTTCTTTCTGCCTTTGCTATCTTTTCTATATCAATTAAATTTGGAACACCTACCAAAGTCTTTAACAATACATCTTGTCTAATACTTTGATTGTCCAATGCTCTTACTCTATCAATTAAACTTACAATAATACCATATTGACTATCAAGTTTAGTTGACACCCTTTCTTCCATAGTGTCTAATGCAGTTTGTACTTTTTCATCTAGGGTATCTAGTTTAGTTTCCATACCATCAATAATTCTATTGATAAGTTTCCAAACAAAAATACCTAGTCCTAAAGCTGCTGCAATAGGAAAACCTAATTCAGTTATTAGTGCTACTGCCGACTCCATTAGTCTTGCTTATGTGAAGCCCCAAAGTAAAAAGATATAACAGCACTAGCAAGTCCACCAAGATAACCTAACACTAGGTTTATTAGAGCCTCACTATTCTGTTCTGGTGGTTGTAAAGTAACTAAAAATATATAGGCTAAAAATCCACCTACTGTGGCTACACCCATAATTCTAGCTGTCCAATCTTTTGAAAATCTTCCTCTAGCATCTTGAGTATCTGCAACTTCTAGTTTAAATACATCAACATCTAGTTCTTTCATTTGAACTTCAAAAGCTTGTTCAGCTTTTTTAAGTTCTAGCATTTGTTCAGGTGTTGCTTCTGCTATACCTTTCTCTATTGCTTTAGGATTGTTAGGTACACCTAAAACTTCTGCTATCATATTAGCAGCCATACCACCCATAGGTCCACCTAAAGCAGTACCTAGTGTTGGAGCTACAGCACCTACTACGTTCTTTAATAAATTTTTCATAATATATCCTTATATAATATTTCTAATATTTGTTCAAACATGATTCTAAAATCTTGTAGTGTTATAAAAGCCATGTCTTGTTTGACTTGTGTTACCCTATAAAAATGGTAAGCATCTTCTAATTGCTTTTCAGTATACAGAATCATTTTGCTGTAATACTAAATCTTGTAGTTCTTTACTACGTCTACCCACTTGACCAAACCAACGACTGTCTTCCATTTGTCTAGCCATCTCATTCCAATCATGTTTTCTACAAGCTGCTAACATATTTTTAAATTTAGATAATCTTGTACCACCTAAATTAAAACACATATTAACTATGACTCGTTGTATAGCTTCTGGTAAGTTTTTAAAATCTTCCTCACCTACTATATGTATAGCTTCTAATAAATGTTTATTAAAGTCACTATCATAATACATATCTACTACTTCTTGAGAAACAGCAGTACCAACTTCCCAAGAATACTCAGGGTCTTCTGGCTGACATAGATGTCCAACACCAAGAGTTTTATAGCCTAAACTATCCATGTATATTTCTAACACTTCACCTTCGTGTCTTTTTATTTCAGCTTTACATTGTTCTATGTTCATAATTAATTTACTCCCCATATTTTTTTAGCTTGTTTTATTGTAGCATCATTATATGATTTTTCTTTAGATGATAATGTATGATGATTATATAAATAAGCATTCATAGAAGCCTCTTTATTACCTTCAAATAAAGCTGGTGTCAAATATCTATCACTACCCTCTGATTCAAAAATATTAGAAAGGAATAATGCATCTTGAATACTTTCCGATACAACAGAAGAATCATTACTATTTAAAATAGATTGAAATATTTTTGATTGTTCACCTGTAAAAAATCTATTAGTTGCTCTGTTATAAGCTGTCGGTACACTTCCTTCTAAAAATTGATAATAACCTGAAGCAGAACTTTTTAATTTATTTTTTCCTCTAGCTAAATTTTTATTTTTACTTTCAGCAAACTTAGTATTATCTATTAATACTTGTGCATTACGTTTAAATGTATCATAAGAAACATTTTTGTATTCTGGATTATCTTTAATTAAACGAGCATACTCTATTTGTAATACAACATCATTTAAGTCTTTATTAGCTTTACCACCTTTAACTAATCCAAGTCTAGCCATCTGGTCAGAGTAAGGTGCTCCTGTAAAAGGGTCTACTCTGTCTGCTGCATTTTCTTTAGTATAAGGAACTTCTGGTCCTGATACTAAGCCACCTGTTACAAAATTTTCTCTAAGTTCATCACGAAGTTCCTTTAAATCTTCTTTTTGTTGTTTATAATTATCTGGGTCAACTAATATTGGTAAATTACTAAAGTTTCTATCAATTTCATCTATTATTTGTAATAAATCTACGTATTCTGCAACACTATTAGTTGAGTCTAATAATTTTTGTTTAGTTCCATCAGTTAAACCTATAGGATTAAAAGATGGTCTTCCTACAAAAGATGCTATATCTATTTCACTCATACCAGCTTCTTTCATTAAATTTAAAGTATCTAAATTAAAATGATTAGCAGATTTATTTATTTTGTGAAACTTAGAATATTGTTTATAATATTTTTGATTTTCTTCTAAATATCTATTAGTAAATTTATCTATATTTAAAGGTCTTGTAATTGAATCGTTTATTCTTGTTCTTCTTTTACCTTTATCTCTTACAATTTGAAAAACTTTCATTTTATAAATATTTTCTTTATATTCATCATTAAGAGGCATAGCACCCCAACCTGTTAAATATTTTAAAAATTGTTGTGTTGGATAAATATCTTGGTCCCATTCTGTTTTTTCTTTTCCTATAGTATCTATATAATCTACTCCTCTTGTTATAGTAGCAGGAGTTATAGCTTCTAAAAGATTACTAGATAAAATAGTTAAATTATCTATATTCATCCAATTGTCTATTAATGTTCCACTATCATCATATTTTTGAGTTTTATCAAAAGCATTACGAATTAATTTACCATTTATATCTCTACCATTTCTAATAATATAATTACTTAATTGTTCTTGTATAATAGATTCACCTAAAAATGGCGAAACAGTTTCTGTAAGAGTTGTTGTTAAAATATCTTTTATAATATTTTCATCGTCTAATATAGGTTCTGATAAAGCTTTATTTATAATAATTTGAAATGGTTTTTTAGGAAAATCGTAAGCATCCCAAGAACTTAAATTAGATATCATAGGTGTACCATCATCTGACAAAGTTACAATAACTTTTGAATTTTGCATATAATCAGGTTGAAAATCTTTAGCTGCTTCTAAATCTTCTTTACCAAAACCTGTAACTGTTTGATAACCTTTTTCAGCGACATCTGCACCTGCTCCTGCTACAGCAGTAAATGAACCTAATCTTTTTAATCCTCTATTTCTTATAATTTTTCCAGCTTCTGTATCACCATTTTTAATTATTTGATTTCCTGAATTAACTTCTTTAATTCCTCTATATAAACTGTTAGTTGTAATTCTTACTGATTCTGACATAAAAGAAAAGAACCTACCAAAAAAAGGAGTTCTTCTTAAATCTTGTAAAAGTTCTGGAACTAAATCATAGTTAGGTAAAACATCTCTTACCATTCTAGCTGCTCTATCTTTAATTTCATTATCAGTTAATTTTAACGGTGAATTTTCTGGTAAAGCATTATTAAACTTTTTTAAATATTCTTGCTCTCTAAAATACATATTAATCTTAAAAAAATCATCTTCTGCTACATATGTTTTTTGTGCTCCTGATGCTATTTTTTTAATTGATGTAGACTTGAATTTTTTATTTTTTAAAGATATATAAGGAATAACTTCTCTTCCAAACACCCAATCAAGACCACCTAAAACTTTTCCTTTTGGTAAACTATCTACATCTTTTGCTAATCCTAATAACTCTCTAGCTACTACACCTTTATTTAATAATCCTCTACCTGAAAGTTCTTCATGTAGTTGTTGTAATTCTTCATTATTACTTGTTCTAGCTTTTAATATATTTTTAATTTTTAAAGTTTCTTTTACAGAAAAAACATTAACACCATTAGCTAATGACATTTGAACTCCACCCATAATATTTTTAATATGAGTAGCATGAGACCAAACTGTTTTAGCTGCTTGAGATAAACCTTTTAAAACTACCATTCCTCTCCAAGCAGTATTATTTTCTAACATAGTTTGACCCATTCTTTTATAATCACTAAAGTATCTTAACATTTCTGGAGTTGTATGCAAACCTGATAACTTACCAAACCCTTGAGGTATTACTTCGTTAAAGATTCCTTCTTTTTGTTCTCTAAAATATATACCTAAACCATCTTGATAAGCTTCTTGATAAAATTTATTATCTTCAATTAATCTACTTAATTTTGTAGTTGAGCTAATAAGTTTTTGAATAGGGTCTGTTACTTCACCAAGTAAATTTTTGATTTCTGTCGGTATTACTTTTTTACCTTTTAATATTTGTGTTCTTAATTTATCAAACTTATTTAAATTAGATTGAAAAGAATTAACATTATCTCCTTTATCTAATATAGATTCTATTGTTGCATTAACTCTTAATAATAAAGTATCAGAATTTTCTGGTAAACCTAAAGTAGGATTGTCTTTAATTAAATTAAGTTCTATGTATTCTTTTGCTTTTTTAATAGCTTCAGGAGTAGGTGTATAATTAGGGTCTTCAAAAAGTTTATACGATTGTCTAACGTAAAACCCTAAATTATCTTTATATATTTTTTTTTGAGATTCAGTTAATAAATCAGATTCTAACATTAACTTACTTAAGTTATCTTGTAAAGCTCTTGCTTTTTTTATAGGTTCTCTTATGTTTTTAGGAAGTTTGTTTAACTCTTTTTCAAAAGTTATTTTTTGTGTTTTACCAACACTTATACCTTTTTTTGAAGTTACTAAAGTTGGAGTTCTAAAATCTGTAAATAAAACATAATTAATTTGGTCAATTAAATCTTCTTTATTTTTTCCTAGATTACTTACAATATCATCTATTTGATTTTCTAAATTAGTAGCAACATTAGAAATAGTATCAGTCCATTTTTCTTTTACATTTTCTGTTTTAAGAAATTTTTCATTTTGTTCTTTTGTTCTACCACCGGTAGTGCTAAATATTCTTTTTCTAAAATCATTTAAACTCCTTAAAATTTTATTTTCACTAAATTGTAAATTAGTAGAACTAATCCAACTACCTACTGTTCCCGGTTCTAGTGATTCTATATCTCCTAAAGAAGATACTTTACCATCCTGTATAGCCTTTTTTCTATTTTTTAATGCTGTACTTTTTACAGCTTCATCACTTTTTGTTATTTCTTGAATCCTATTAATAAACTTATCTATTGATTCAGAGCCTTTTGAAGATATATTATCTAAAAGTTTTTTAAAATTTTCTCTGAATTGAATTTTTTCATTTAAAACTTTTGCTCCTTTTCCACCCAAACCTACAATACCCATACCACCGGCTATAATTAATCCATCAGCTAATAAATTAATTCTATTTGTTAACTCAGATTTTGTTTGAACATCACCTTCTAGATAGTCTTTTAAATCTCCTAACATTCCTTCTTGCTCAGTAATCATACTACCAATTAAAGGAGCAAATAATAATTCATCTTCGTAAGGATTAGCACCTACCTGAGTTCCTGCTTCTCCAACAAATATATTTTTAGCACTTAATAATTTTTCTTGTTTTTGAGGTTTAAATAATTTAGCAGCTTTAGTAAATTTACTTGCACCAGCTATTCCTAAACCAATTCTTCCTATATCTGCAGCAATTGCTGTAGTTTCATTTGTAGGTCTTTTAACTGATGCAACTTCTTTATCTCCTCTTTGAGACATTTCTATATTTTCTTTACCTAGTACTACACCGTACAATTTTGATAAAGCATCTTCTTGTGTTGAGTATAAAGTTTCTAATTGAGGTTTAAAAAATTTACCATATTTTGTATTATCTAAAACCATTCTACCTAAAGAAATACTTTCAGTTATAGCACCAGTAGCTATATTACCATAAAATCTTTTAAAATTTTGTTTTTGTTCATTAGTTAAGTTAGCGTATAAAGAACCATAAGGACCTAAACGAGCCTCTATTAATTTATCTCTTATTGACACTTTTTAAAATCCTGAAAATCCTTTACTACCTTTGTTTACTTTAAAACCTATTTTAATATCTTCTGGATTTACAAATATATTATTAAAATATCTTAGGCTTCTATTCATTTGGTCTTCTATATATTTTTGCTCGTTTCCTTCATAGTCTTCTTCTATAACTTTTGCTATTAATGGATTCCTAGCATCAGAAGAAACAGTATTAAATACAGTTAAAGTAATTCTATCTAAACCTTCAGCTCTAATATCATTCTCTAATGCACGAACTAAAGGTGCCTCAAGTTCAGTAACACCGTTTAATTTTAAATCTTGTAATTCATACATTTTTTCTCTTAAATTAATAGTATCTTCATCTCCTAATCCTGTTGTTCTATCTATAAAGTTAGCTCTTCTTAAAGAATAAGTAATACCTGTAGGAGTGCTTAAATCAGGTAAATTTTCTGAAGTTCTTAAATTAACATCTTCTATATTATCTCGTAACCATAATTCGTCAAAATTTCTTCCTGCTTCATCTACTTTAGCTATAAAAGAATTAAAATTAGAAGTTTTCATTATAATTGAACTTTGTAACTTGCTTAAAGAAATAGTTCCTGTATCAGGGTCGATTTTTTCACTAATATCATTTAAAACTTCTCTTCTTAAGTTAGCATCTTCTATACCTTGAACTAAAGATAGTTTTGCTTCATCTTCTGTTAAAGTAAGATTTTTTGGATTTCTATACATCTCTATAGAACTTTCACCTGTTATTTCATCAGGGTCTATTAAATAATTAAAGTTACTTCTTTTAGCTGTATTTCTTTTATTTAAAATTTCAGCTTCTGTTAATTCTTCTTTTTTCTTACCTGTTAAAAAATTTATACCTTTATGAACTAAACTTATATTTTGAGGAGATGCAATTCTTTCTTTTTCAGAAACATAATAATCTTCAAAAGGTTTAAAAAATTCTTCTTTAGTTAATCTCTTAGTAACATTACCTGTTTTTAATTTTTCTTTATGTAAATTTATTAAAGCACTTTCATAGTCATCTATTTCTTTTTGTTTTCTTGATATAGCACTTGTTGGTAAAAATCCTGTTTGTTCACTATACATAGAATCATAATTAGGATTTAATTCATAAAATTTTGATTCTGCCTGTGTTCTAAAATATTTAGAATTGTTTTTAAATTCTGCATCATCATTCATTAAAGTATTATAAGCATTCCATTTATTTGTTACTTGAGCTTCATCAAAAATTCTATCTCTGTCAGATTGTTCTAAATTTTTTATAACTTTAGATTGCATATTAGCTTCTCTAAGATTAAAAAATAATGAAGCAAATAAAAGTTTTTTAGAAGTTTTATTTTTTCTTGAACCACTTCTTAAATAAGCACTAGCTATATCTGCAAAACCTGCATTAGAATCTCTTCCTAATAAACTTGTATAATCTTCTGCCATTTTATTCTCCTCTTCCTAATAAACTTGTGTTTGTTTCTTTTTCTACTCTTTCTAATAAACTAGGAGCAATTTCAGTTTCTTCTATTGTTTCTCTAATATCAGTAGGTACTGATTGAGGACTAACTCTATTAGCCGATATTTTTCTCATTTTATCTAATTCATTAATGGTCCCTTGTATTTCTTCTATTTGACTATCTGAAGACATCTCAATAGCAACTTCATTATCTCCAGCTTCCATATCATAATCAATACCTGCTTTTTCAGCTAAAGCCATAATCATATACATAGTCGGTTCCATTAACAATACCATTAAATCAGGATTCCATTTACCTTCTAAAAATCCAGCATATAAAGTTATAGAAGCTATATCTATTACACCTATTCCTTTAGTAAGAGATATTAAAGTATTTGCTGTAGTTTCTGGAACTGTTAACGTTTCAAAAACATATAACATAGCCTCTTTAGGATTAGTATACTCTGCAGGTTTTTCCCAGTTATAAGGTTGGTCTGGTGAATTTGTTAGACTTTGACCCGGAATAGCTTTTCCTGTATTTAAACTATTTTCTATAAAATTTGTTGCTTTTTCTGATATTGCCATAATATTACCCGTATATTCCTGATTGTAAGTTACCAAAATTAATACTATTGTATATTTCTCCTAAATTCTGAGCTTGTGTATTTGGTAAATCAAGTGGTATACTTGCAGGTACTGTTGATGGTACATTAGAACCTACATTAGATACTATACCATAACCACCCTCATCTACATCATCTCCTTGTAAGTTCATTATAACTGAAGCTCCTAATACATCTCTAGTAACATCACCTGCAAATTCACGAGCAGTATCAGCTTCAGGTATTAAAAAATCTTTTACTTCTGCTCCTACTTTAGCAAATTTTTGACCAGTAGTATCTAATTCGTTAAAAGGTGTATTTAATAAATCTATATCTTTATTTGGATTAATATCTATTGTTTTTATATTTCCAATATTAGATAAGTTACCTGCACCTGAACCATCTACATTTAAAGTTCCAGTTTCAACACCAAAACCTCCACCTGCTCCAACACCTTCAGGAGCACCCTCCATTACATTAGTTACTTGTTCTATAGCTTCAGTACCTCTACCATTACCAAAAGGATTCATGTTTTGTAATGTGTTTTTAAAATTACCCCACCAATCTGCATTTTTAAATAAAAAATTAGCTCCATTCCAAAAACTTAATGCTAATCCTATGCCTCCAATAATTTTACCAAACTTACCACCAAAAACTTTCTTTAGTCCTTTTTTAATTTTTTTTCCTACTTTTCTTAAAAATCCCATAATTTTATCCTAATCCTGTTCTATATGAATTACCAATACTTGAAAGTAAGTTTTCTAGATAATCATCATATCTTTCACCCGGTTTACCTTCGTTAGCAATAGCTGTTGCAATAATTTGAGCTTTTCTGTTTTCTTCATTTTCAAAAGCTCTAAAATCAAAATCAGCTTGGTCTCTTAATTCTTGCCATAAAAATGCTTGGTTCTGACTGCTCATATTAAATGCATTCATTGCGTTCTGCATATTAATTTGATTCTGAACAGCAGTATTAACTGTATTTGCTTGTCTTCTCCATTGTACATTAGAAGCTTCAACTGCTGCAGCATTCTGTGCATTCCATTGATTTCTTGCAAAATCTTGTTGACTATTAAACTGTTCAACTTGTGTTAATAATTGTGCGTTAAATTTTTCAACATCTGCTTCTCTACCAGCTCTTCTAGCTTCTGCTGCATTTTGTGAAGAGGCATTAAACTGTTCCATTGCATTAGCTTGTGAGGCATTGTACTGGTCTATTTGTGCTCCTAAGTTTGCAACAAACTGATTCATTTGATTTTCATTTGCAGCATTAAATTGTTCTGCAGCATTAGTAGCTGCTTGATTAGATAACATTCTTTGTTGATTCTGTTGAGCTGCTACCATGTTAGCTTGTTGTCTATTATTTAAGTTAGCCATATCCATTTGTAAAAAAGCTTGTGCATTTCTTATTTCTTCTTGTTGTTGAAAGTTAGCTTCTGCTAAATTTTCTTGTGCTTTTAAAGCTGCAGTTTGTATAGTAGCTTGTTGGTTATTACTAGCTTCAGTTAAACTTACAGTTTGTAAAAACTTACTATTAGATAATTCTGTTTGTTGGTCAGCAGTAAACTGAGCCATGTTCATATTAAAAACATTTTGAGCCTTTGCTAATCCTACTTGTTGTTGTCTTTGAGCATTAGCTTCATTAACTCTAGCTTCTATATCTCTTTGCTGAACTACACTTTGTTGTAAAGCTTGTGCATTACTTTGAGCTATTGGCATAGCACTTTGAATAATAGCATTAAATAAAGAATCTCTACCAACAGTAGAAGCACTTAATCCTCTAGCAGCTAACATTTGTTCTACTTGTGCTACTGCTGGTGCAGCCCAAGGTGGTATCTGTCCATTTTCCATACCTTCTAACAAACCATTTAACTGTGTTGATACTAAGGCTTCTTCAGGTAATCCTGCTATTAAACCTCTTTCTTCTTCACTAAAATCAGCTAGTCTATCTTCTAAAGCTTCAGGGTCATTACCAATCTCTGCAATATCAGCATCAGATAAACCTGCTCTAGATAGTTGTTTCTTTGCTCTAGTAATTCTAGCTAATGAAGTTCCAGCATTTGTAGCAGCATTTGCTTTTGCAGTTTCACTAAGTTTACCAACAACTCTTTCAGCTAAAGCACCTTCAGGGTCTTTAACATCAGCACCTTCAATAGGTTGTACATCTGCAACATCTGCTGCTCTAGCAATTCGCATATCTTCTGGATTAGTTTGAGCAGCTTTTACATCTTTACCTACTTCAGCTTTTTCATCTATAGTATCTGCTGTAGCTTCTCTAATTTCAATACCTTTAGGTCCTTCAACTTCAGGTGCTACTGTTCCAGTTGTTACTGTTTCAGGTGTAACTTGTTCTGCTGTTTCTCCTTCAACTTCAGTATCTACAAATCCCGGAACATCTTGCATTGTTGTAGTGCCTTGTTTAATATCTTCGTCTACTGCTGTACCAGCTTCTTGAGAAACAGGGTCAATAACAGCATCTTCTGGAACTTGTCCTGCTGCTCTAGCTTCAGTTTCAGCTTCTGTTCTAGCTATTCTTTCTTTTCTAGCTTCTGAGGCTGTTGTATTTCTACCAAATGCTTGACCTTGACCTTGAACATCTCCTGCTGTTTCATCTATAATGATATCATCATCATTTCTATCATCATCATTTCTATCATCAGGTTCGTCTTCTCTACCACCATTAAAAGCTACACCTTGTCCTACTGGACCACCAGTTACGGGTTTTTCGTCTGGAGTGCTAATAGGTTTTTTAAGTTTTTCTTGCACACCACCAACTTGAGCTTGAACTCGCCCACCAGTACGCATGTCTACCCTACCACCAGTAGTGTATGTTGGTCTATATTTTTTCTTTCTATTTTTTGCCATTATTTTACCTCAAAGAGTTTGTCAACCTTTTCATGTAGTTTTTCTAGTCTATCCATTAAGACATTCATTCCTTCTTTTACTTCTTGTTTGGTGACATAATCTTTTGCAATCTCTTCACGAGTTTTATTTAAAAGTATGTCTATTCTTTTTGCCTCTGCAGTATTACCACGAATACCGTAGAGTATGGGAGCTAACACCAAAGTTATAAAGATGTTCCAAAATAAATAAGGTGTTAGTTCCATATTAGCTAGGTATGCTAAATGCTTGGTCAGGTGTAGGGTTTACTACTGGATTAGTAATAACACTATCTACTTGACTAGCGAATACTGCATCCCATTGTGATACAGGACATAGTGCTACTAAGTCAGCTTTACTAAAGCTACCTTTAGCTTGTAATGTAAATACATTATTGCCATCACTATCTTTTTGGTCTACAGATACACTAAATACACTTTTGTAATATGTAGCATCACCTTCGCTATCATTTTCATAAGTATACTCTAAGTCCCATTTTTCTACTTTACTAGAGCTATTTTCATATGGGACTGCTTTAGTTAAATCTTTACTTACTGCCATTTTATTCCTCCTTTAAGGTTTGTATTTCGGCTTTTAATTCATCTACTTGCGTAGATAGTTGTTGAACTGCATTAATTAAAGGTGTAATAAACATTTCTCTTGAAATGCTTTGACTACCATCTTTGCGTTCTTTCCAACCTCCAAAAGTATCAACACCCTCTTTATCTAATGCCTCTTTAACTTCTTGAGCAATCATACCATGTATTACTGCATCAAGATTCATGTTGTTTTCTTCGCTGTACTCATCCCATTCTTTAGGAAATTCATTGCTTGGTTTCCATTGGAAAGTTACAGGTCTTAAATTATTAATAAAAGATAAACCTAAGTTATCATCATTAACATTCCTTTTCTTTCTTATATCAGATGTTCTAGTCCAAGCAGCATCTGTATCAAATTCATTTTGAACTACATTACTAGCTTTACCAAAAGTAAATTGAGAGTTTTCTCCGCCTGATATATTATGACCTATAACAATTTGATTTACTGCACCATTACCTGATGGGTCAGTGCTTAGACCAATACAAACATTATCTGTTCCTGTTGTAATTACATCACCTGCTTGGGAACCAATAAGTGTATTTCCACCCCCCGTAGTAACTGATTCACCTGAATCTTTCCCCAAAGTAGTATTATCTGAAGCTGTGGTGTTAGCTGTTAAAGCATTTCTACCAATAGCTGTATTACTAGCACCCGATGTAGTTGCTGTAAGAGCATTAGTTCCCATGCAAGTATTATCATGTCCAGTCATTACTGCTGTACCACCAGCAAAATAACCTACTGCGGTTAGGTCATCTAGTGTAGTTGCGTTTGCACCAGCTCCCACACCTATAACAGTGTTTCTATCTCCAGTTGTAATATCTTCACCAGCATCTTGACCTACAAAAGTATTTGCATCTCCAGTAGAACATAGTCTACCTGCATCAAGACCAACAGCTGTGTTATTACTGCCTGTTGTATTTGTTTCTAAAGCACTATGTCCAACTGCTGTATTACTACTGGCAGTAGTATTAGAACTTAATGCTGCTCTACCAATAGCTGTGTTGTTGCTGCCTGTAGTATTAGCATCAAAAGCATAAGTACCGACTACTGTATTTTGTGCTCCTGTAGTATTAGCAGTAGCAGCATCATATCCGATTGCTATATTGTCGTTAGCGGTAGTATTAGCATCAAGAGCTAAACTACCAACTGCTGTGTTTCTTGTACCTGTCGTGTTTGATAATAAGGCTTTATTGCCTACTGCTGTGTTGTTTGAGGCTGTGGTATTTGCATTTAAAGCACCATAACCTACGCCTACATTATCTATACCAGTTGTAGTAGATTGCAATGCTAATCCACCTACAGCTGTATTTTTAGTACCTGTGGTTATAGAAGTTCCTGCTTGATAACCAACTGCTACGTTGTATACATCGGTAGTGGTAGTAAAATTTTGGGCAAGGAGAGCCTCGTTTCCTATAGCAACAGACCTGTCTCCTAAAGTATCTGCACCTAAAGCATTAACACCAATAGCAATATTATTATTTCCTGTCGTTAAAGCATCACCTGCTAAAGAGCCTAACGCTGTGTTTGCAAAGCCTGTAGTATTTGATGTTAAAGCAGATTTACCAACTGCTGTATTGTTATCTGCTGTAGTGTTTGCAGCTAAAGCACTTGCACCAACAGCTGTATTGTTATCTGCTGTGGTGTTTGCTGTTAAACTTGAAGTACCAAGAGCTGTATTTGTTGAACCTGTGGTGTTAGCATCAAGAGCATTACCACCGACAGCTACATTTGATGCACCTGTAGTATTGGCTGCTAAGGCAGTTCTACCTACAGCTGTATTAAAGTCTGCTGTAGTGTTTGCTGTTAAAGCACTTGTTCCTACAGCTGTATTATAAGCTCCTGTAGTGTTTGATGCTAGGGCTTGTTTTCCAACCGCTGTATTATTAGATGCAGTTGTATTAACCTTTAAGGCTTCTCTACCTATAGCTGTGTTACTACTACCAGTAGTTAAACTTGTTAAAGCTCTTTCACCAAAACCTGTATTATTATCACCAGATGTTAAGTCATCAAAGACTTCAAAACCTACGCCTGTGTTGTTGCTTGCAGAATCTAAAGTACCTGTGCCAGCATCGTTACTAATAAGTAAACTGTTTGAAAAGTTTGTAATATTAAAAGCTATACCTACGCCATTGATTGTGCCTGTAAAGGTTGTATTTCCTGAGGCATCAATGGTAACTCTTTCACTGCCACCTGTATGAAATTGTATTGTTTCAGTGCCAAACTCTGCATTTGCATCAGCAGTTAATACTAATGAGCCACTTAAGCCTGCTATAGAAGCATCATAATTATTGTCGGTATCTGTAAAATTTATTGCTGGTGTGCCTTCTGAAATTGTAATATCACCACCAAAAGTTGCACCTTTATTAAAAGTAGCTGCACCTGCTTCTGACATATCAAGGGTAAGGGCTGTTACGCTAGAACCACCATCGTTTCCTGTAAATATAATATCTTTATCTGATACACTTGACCTAATTGTTAGATTTGAAGAATCCATATTAATATGACCAACTTCTGTTCCAGCATCTTTAAATCTTATTTGGTCTCCAGCTGCATCAAGAATAATATCTCCTCCTACATCTACAGTTAAATCGCCACTATCAGAAATAGTAGAACCATTAATTGTTATATCATCTACTGTAAGGGTTGATAGCGTACCAAGACTTGTAATGTTTGTCTGTGCTGCTGTAGATAACGTACCTGCTAGTTCTCCACTAGAACCATAAACAACTGCTTTGCTATTTACAACTGTGTTAGCTGTAGAGCCATCTAATAAATTTAATTCTGTTGCAGTACTTGTAACACCATCTAAGATATTAAGTTCAGCTGGTGTTGAAGTAATAGCAGTTGTTGTAGCTGCTGCCAAGACTGGAATATACCCACCTTGGTTTATTAAATACTGTGTATGGTCTGCTGTTGGGTCTACAATACTAAGTGTAGTTTCATTTGAATCTGCTGTAGCTCCTTCAAAAATAATAGCATTTGAAGCCTCCATAGTAACCGTATCTGCTGTAGTGGTTGTTCCTGCTACAGTAAGTTTAGGAACTAATAGTTCTCCTGTACTTGGATTATATCTTAAAGCACCTGTGTCATCTAATAAACCATTTGATTCATCATGGAAGACTACAGGGAAATTTGTGTTTGCTGTGCTATCTGTAACTGTAGTCGTAGCAGCTAGTGTTGCATTTGATACTGTAGTTCCTGCTATAACACTTGCTAAAGCAGTTCCGTTTACTGTAATTGCATCGGCTTCTAAAGTACCGTCTATATCTACATCTCCACTTACATCTAAAGTGGCTGCATCTAGTTCACCTGTAATTGTTAAATTTCTTAAACCTGTGTAATCTTTATTAGAATCTAAAACAACAGCTTTAGAAGCTATTGCTGTGCCTACAGCAGTTGAACCTAAATCAAGATAATTAAGTTCACCAACAACAACTGTTGCTCCATCTAAGATGTTTAACTCTGCAGCTGTGCTTGTAACATTTGTTCCACCAATATCTAGTGTAGTCATTGAAACTTCACCTGCTACTGTTAAAACTCCATCAGCAAGAGTCATTAAATCTGTATCGTCTGTATGACCTATTGTTGTACCATTAACTATTACATTATCAACTGTAAGTGTTGTAAGTGTTCCAAGACTTGTAATGTTTGGTTGTGCTGCTGTTGTAACTGTAGCTGCTGTACCAGTTGTATTTTGATTTAATGTACCAACTGTAAAATCTAATGTATTATCTGAATCATCATAGGCTACAGTTATTCCTGACTCTGTATTAGAAGTTACCATAGCTCCTACAGTATCACTAATTGTTTCTGCTAGTGTAACACCACCAATAGTAATTGCATCAGCTTCTAATGTTCCATCTATGTCTGCATCACCACTAATATCTAATGTAGCTGCATCTAATTCACCACTAATAGTAATATTTCTACCACCAGTAATGTCTTTGTTTGAATCTGTTATAATAGCTTTACTTGCTATTACTGTTCCGTTTGTTATACCATCTATTAAATTAATATCAGTTGCACTAGCTGTAACACCATCTAAAATATTTAGTTCTGCAGCAGTACTTGTTACTCCGTCAAGGATATTTAGTTCTGCAGCTGTTGATGTTACTCCATCAAGTATGTTAAGTTCTGCAGCAGTTGAAGTAACTCCATCAAGAATATTAAGTTCGGCTGCTGTAGATGTTACTCCGTCTAAGATGTTTAGTTCTGCTGCTGTTGCAGAAATTGCAGTACCATTAAAGTTAATTGCATCTACATAAGCAACCCCATCAATATATAAATCTTTCCATTCAGAACCTGAAGCACCTAAGTCATAAGTATTA